CAGTCACCAAGACGAATGTGACCGTGCCGAGCCAGAGCGGAAGCCTGACCTATTCAGGCAGCTCGCAAAGCCCGGCATGGTACAACTACGATACGACGAAAATGACGCTCGGCGGCACGACCAGCGGCACGAACGCCGGCAATTACAGCGCGAAGTTTACGCTGAAAGACACAGCCCTCTATCAGTGGGCAGACGGCTCGACCGCGCCGAAAACCGTATCGTGGAAGATCGGCAAGGCAGATGGTTCACTGATGCTCAGCAAGACTTCGATCAAGCTGGAAGACGGAAAGCTGACAGATTCTTTCACGGTCACACGGCTTGGCACAGGAACAATCACAGCCGTGTCCAACCGCCCCGATATTGCCAGTGTTTCCATTTCGGGAAATATTGTGACCGTCCACAGCGTCGATGAAAACTCCGGCACGGTTACGATCACGGTTTCCGTTGCCAGCGACACGAACTACAACGCGCCGGCAAGCAAGACCTGCACCGTGTCGTGCGTGTTCGTGACAATCTTCGGCGTCTGCTGGACGTACAGCAACTCCTCTCCGGCTCTTTCCCGCCTGACGCCGAGCAACGACCCGAACGGCTATGTCAATGCCGCCGTGTCCTCGGAGCCGAGCGCTGCCATCGGCACAGGCGCTGGCAGCTCTCCATTCGACGCATTCATGCCGTGGCAAGGCATGGAGGAATACAACATCATCAACGGCGCGGTGTCGTACAAAAAGGGACAGTCCGGATTCTCCCGCACGTCCTACGATACGATGGTCTTTATCCCTGAGTTTTACTACAAGATCGTCTATAACAGCAGCCAGAGCAAGATCTATTACTACGTTGCAAACGCGCCGTTCACCGGCTTTTCCAAGCACCCCGGTTCTGGCCGCTATGTTGGTCGCTACAACACGATTGCCAGCTACTACTCTAAGTCTGGCGCGAATCCGTTGACGAACATCACACGCGCCACAGCCCGCACAAACTCCCGGAACAAGGGCAGCAAGTGGCAGCAGTACGATTATGCGTCGTGGTGCGCGGTCTGGCTGCTCTATCTCGTCGAGTATGCAAACTGGGACAGCCAGAGCAAGATCGGCAACGGTATTGTCGGCGTATCGTCGGTTTCCAAAACAGGCACGACAGACAGCATGACCTACCATACGGGCACGGCAGCTTCGTCCAGAACAAGCGCGGGTGGTGTGCAGTATCGCGGCATTGAAAATCCGTGGGGCAATGTCTACGACTGGCTCGACGGCATCAACTTCAACAACCGCGCGGCTTATATCTGCACCGATCCGTCGAAGTATGCGGATGATACGTCCACCAACTATACATCGGCAGGACTCAGCCTGCCGAGCAGTGACGGCTATATCAAGACGCTTGGTAACTGCACGGCGCTCCCGTGGGCGTTCATTCCGACCGGAACCGGAGGAAGCCAGACAACCTACGTCCCCGACTACGTGTATTCGGACGCCGGCTGGCGTCTGCCTGCCGTCGGCGGCTGCTATAACAATACCGCTGCGAATTGCGGCCTGTTCTTTTTCTATGGCGACTGCAATTCGTCCGTCGCGTACTCGGGCATCGGTGCCCGCCTCCTTTACGTCCCCTAATGGGGGACCGGGGGCCGCAGCCCCCGCGGGCTTTCGTTTTCAGAGCGGATCGTCTTACGCTCTGGCGCGGCAGCGCCATTCCCTATATATCCGCGCGAAGCGCGGCGCGTATATTTTTTCAAAATAACGTATTTCGTTATTTTCTCCCGTTTTCGGATCTTCCCGACGCATAGACAGTATAATTTTGACGGGATTATCTGCGCAGCTTGTGCGATGGCTTCTGGTTCGCCCGTGTATTCGAACACCGGCTGGCGTCTGCCTGCCGTCGGCGGCTACTATAACAATACCGCTGCGAATTGCGGCCTGTTCTTCTTCAATGGCAACTACAATTCGTCCAACGCGAACTCGAACATCGGCGCCCGCCTACTTGTTTGTATGCTCCATTTCTTTGCGCAGATTCTCCCTCACCGCTTGGTGGAAATATTGCCGCTACAGGACGGGCTCTAGTACGGCCGAAAGGTATCTGGAAAGACCCCGATGGCAAACAAGGAGCGAGGCAAATGCCAAAAAGAAAAGGATTCCTGTATGAATGGATGTGTGACAAAGAACACATCCGCGAAGCCATTGTGTTTGGCGCGAAAGACAAACACGATCGGCGCGACGTAAGACGGGTGCTGGCCGACGTGGACGGCTACACGGACCGCGTCTATGATCTTCTGCAGACGCAGACTTTCGCCCCAGCCCAGCCGAAGAAGCGCAAGATCTTCGACAACAGCAGCCGAAAGTGGAGAGAGATCGAATACGTTCCGTTCTTCCCCGACGGCATTGTCCACACGTTGATGGTCTTGGCGGCGGCGCCGGTCTTCCTGCGCGGGATGAATTACTGGTGCTGCGCATCAGTACCGGGACGCGGCGGAAAGCACGCGCTTCGGCGCTGCAAGCGTGTCATTCACCACGGCAAAAAAGGAAGCCGGTACGTCTGCAAAATGGACGTTCACCACTTCTACCATTCTGTCGACCGCCGCAAGCTGATCTGGATGCTGGCGCACAAGATCAAGGACAAGAAGTATCTAAAGCTGACGTGGGAGATCCTGCAAACCTGCGAACAGGGGCTGGCCATTGGCTTTTTCATCTGCCAGTGGCTCGCAAATTTCTATCTTGAGCCGCTCGACCGTTACATTACGACGCTCGACGGTGTGAAGTACAGCGTGCGATACATGGATGATATTGTCCTCTTTGGCCCGAACAAAAAGAAGCTGCACCGTGCGCGGAAAGCGATTGCCGAGTATCTGCAAAAGCGGCTGCGGCTGCAGATGAAAGGTAACTGGCAGGTGTTCCCCTTAAAAGCACGGCCGCTGGATTATGTCGGATACCGCTTTTACCGAGATCACACGACTATGCGGCGGAAGAATTTCCTGCGTTTCACGCGCCAGTGCCGCAAGGTGCGAAAGAAAATCGAGCGGCACCGCCGGATCGCATATCGGACTGCCGCAGGGCTTCTGAGCCGAATCGGTCAGCTCAAGCACTGTGATTCTGTTATGGCACGGAAAAAGTATGTTGACCCTATCGGGGTACGAATCTTGAAGGAGGTTGTGCGAAATGAAAGTAAGAGGCGACAATGCGCCGGCAAATGCGTTCTCGCTGGAGGAGCAGCCTGACAAGCCCGGCTACTGCCTTGTGCGGTTCTATGAGAACGTAGCTCCGTTCTCGGAAACGCAGGGCGAGCTGACGATCTCCGGCTTCGAGTACGATGAGTATTATCTGGAACTGCCATTCTATGACGGGATCTATGATGATATTCTCGGCAGCTTCGACGGCTATTTCGCGCAGGCGAAGCTGGCCGAAGCCGAAAAGGAGACCATTCCGAAGCTGAAACAGCAGGTAAGCGACCTGCAAAGCGTCAATGAAGGACTGTCCGCACAGATCACGCAGGCGCAGCTTGCGCTCTGTGACGTCTATGAGCTTGTGATTGGAGGTTGATGGATATGGCGAAAGTGTATGCCGAGCTGATTCGAAAGGGGCTGAAAACACTTGATGATGTGCCGGAACGACTGCGCGAGGAAGTCCGGCGTATCCTTGAAGAAGATGAGGTCGAGGGCGTATGAAGCGCCTTCGACTTTTTCTTTTGACTATTCTGTGTGGAAAGGAGGTCGCTGATATGGCAATCGTGTATGCGACGTTGATCGTCAAGGGCAAAAAGACGCTCGACCAGGTGCCGGCTCTCATCAAGCCGCAGGTCGAGGAAATCCTGAAGGATCTCGAAGTAGAGATCTGACACGCAGCAGGAGGGGCGGCACGGTCTGCCTCTCCTGCATTTTGCAAGTAGAGGTGAAAGTGATTATGACAATCAACGCTGGTGAGTTTCTGATCGCGTTTGTCGCGGCTATGGGGATTCCGTCCGCCATCATGGGCTTTATCGTCTGGAAACTGGAACGGAAAATTGCGGCGCGTGATAAGCGCGCCGAAGAGCAGGATGAAGCGCAGAAAGACTTCTTTCTGCTCATGGTGCAGAGTACAGGCGCAGCAATCGCGCTCGGCGAAGCAACCGCCAAGGCAGTACAGCGCATTCCAGACGCAAACTGCAACGGCGATATGCACGATGCTCTGAACTACGCAGCCAACATCAAGCATAAGCAGAAGGATTTTTTGACAAAGCAGGGTATTCACGCCCTGTATGACTAAGGAGGAACACGATTCATGGAATACAACATTACCACCATCATTCAGGCGGTATTTGCGCTGATCGCAGCAGTCATTACCGTCATCGTCATTCCGTACATCAAGAGCAAGACCACAGCCCAGCAGCAGACCGATATTGAAGGCTGGGTGAGAGTCGCTGTTTCTGCCGCAGAGCAGCTTTATAAGGGCTCTGGTCGCGGAGATGAGAAGAAAGCATTTGTGCTTGACTGGCTCAAAAAGCGTCACATCGCTGTTGACGAAGCAAAGCTGGACGCTATGATCGAGGCTGCTGTGTATTGGCTGAATCACAGTTTCCTCACCGCCGGTGAGCTTTTGACCCCCGGGGGCGACGAAACATGAGCGTGCGCATCGGACAGGCGTCGCTCGGCGAAACCGGCGCGCATGGGCAGAAACCCGGCAATCAGACCGGTCGCGAATTAAACTTCGCGTATTGGTACTCTGGAAGCTGGCTCGGCGTTCTCCGGTTCAAGGACCGCAGGAAAGCCGAGCTAGCCGCGCAGGCGTGCGAAGCTGGTGTCGGCAACAAGAACATCGGGTACGATCAGGACGGTCGCAACACAGCCTACGTCGCTGCGGAAGCGGTAGACTTCATTCTGAGCAAGATCGCAAAGCCCGTAGAAACGGACTGCAGCGCATTTATGATGCTCTGCGCAATTTCCGCTGGTGTCGACGCCCTGAAAGAAACCTACCGCAAGCAGGGCAATTCCTGCACGACCTACTGCATGATGCGCTGCTTCCCTGCTACGGGAGAATTTGAATTGCTGACTGACCGGAAGTACCTGACATCTGACGCCTACCTGCGCCGGGGCGATATTCTGGTATCGTCCGGGCATACGGTCATGGTGTTGGAAAACGGAGAAAAGGAGGACGACGATATGGACAAAGCAACCTTCACAGAGCTTTTCCGCGAAATGCGGAAAGATCTTCAGGACAATGACTGCAGCGATTGGAGCGAAGCTGCTCGCCAGTGGGCAGTCAACAACGGCATCGTGCAGGGTGGCGCACCGCTGCCCGACGGCTCCGCGAACTTCATGTGGCAGGACATGATGACGCGCGAGCAGCTCGTCACGGTTCTTTACCGCTTCGCGCAGAAGCTCGGCATGATCTGATGGCTCAGAAAAAGCGCAGGAGAAAGAAGCTGGACACGAGCAAACTCGTCTGCTTCCTGCTGGTCGGGTCTGGCTTGCTTATCACGCAGGAATGTATTTACCTGATGCGCCTGTGCATCAAGTCCAACTATATGGCTTCTGCCGCTTGGTTGACAGCCGCGCTCAGCCTGGCGCAGGTTATCATCATCACGGGCGGCAAGTGCTATTTTGAGCTGGTCAAGTCCGACCACAAGCGTGGCGGCATCACGTTTGAAGCCGCCAAGGCAAACGGCTTTCAGGAGCAGGACGCATCGGACAACGTGGACAGCGCCTTTATCTGAACACATGAACAAACCCCTCGCATGGCAGAAGTGTCATGTGAGGGGTTTTCTTTTTTGCGCGGCTCTGGCGGCTCGCTACGCCGTTTTTATATCTGCCCATTGGATTCTCTCGTCGCTTTGCGCTGCCTAAACTTGCAAGTCCAGCAGCGACGCGACAGAGGCGTTTATCTTAGAACGACCATGTGTCACGCTCCGGAACAAACTCAATGATGGTATTCTCTGGGATTGGGTCACACGGTTCGCCATCAAAAGCATTTCCATACTTCGTGCAGATGTCCGCCGGTCTGCTTCTACGCGGGTCAACGTCAACATACAGCTTCCCGTCGCACTCATACACGGGGCGATCCCAGCTATCACGTCCCAATAAGCGAAGCGTCAGCTTCGGTGCAGCGCAAAACTCTTCATAGCTCATGTTCCCCGCTGCTTTCATTGCGGAGCTGGCAGCAGCCAGCTCATCGGGTGTCCAGTCTTTACTCATGCTCAATAGTCCTCCTCAATACATTCATCCACTTCGGTGTAATATGCTCCGTCGTAGCCTTTTGCCATGACCTTTTCGTAGCAGCCGAAGCAGACCAGCCGGAAAGTGATGCCGTGGCAGTCGCGCGTAAAGGTCATGTCCTCCCGCAGAAACTCGCCCTTGCAGACTGGGCATTCAATCTTCCGCACTTCCTCCCACCCGGCGTCTTCCAGATCGTCGAAGCCGTTCCAGACGTCCTCCATGACGATCTGCTTTTCATCGTTCACGATGAGACCTGCAGCATCCTCGCCGTAAAGCTCACTTTCAAGCAGGAACAGGTGCGCGGTGAGCGTTTCCGGTTTGCCGTCTACGTCCGGGGTAATCTGAAAATCGCCCTCGTCAATGACATACCACGTTCCCTCGTGACCGGCAATCTCGATGCCGTCGCTATTCCAGCTCAGCATACGCCACAACTCCGGTTCTTTTGTGATTGCCCACACGTTGAGCGAATTCTGCTTATGCGCAAAATCTTCGAGAGCTTCAACCGTTCCGCAGGTGTCGCAGATGTAGCAGCCAATGCGGCGGCTGAGGGCGTTGTGTGTGACGCTCTCTGCGTCCATCGTCATCTTCCCGCAGCGGGGACACGCGAAGTGTCCACCCGGCTGCTTTTGGGCAAAGCGTTCGATCAATGTCTTTGCCGGCTTATCGATCATCAGTCCCATGCTCTGAGCCTCCTTACCACTCTTGCCCCTCAAAGTCTTCCAGCGCATTCAGCGCGGCAAAGTGTTCGCGCATAAATTTGCCCGCATCTTCGTCCTGCCGATTTATCAGTTCCTCATCTGCACCGTTTTCTTCGTATTCGCGTTGAAGCCGTCTGGAGTTCTCGTAGACTTCTTTGCGCTTACGCTCATCCTCAATCAAGAGCGCGTGAATGTATTCCAACGTTTTGATCGTCATAAGGCTTTCTCCTTTCACTCGATAGCAGCTTCGATGCTGCTGATAGCTTCTTCCAAACTGTCCACAGCACTGGAAAGATTGTCACAGGCTTCGTCGGCCTTTTCATAGCGTTCGCTTTCCTGCATATTCTCCGGGATGTTGTCTCGGTATTCTTCTTCCTCGGCCTGAAGGTCTTCGAGGCCGCCTTTCAGCTCCTCCAACTGGTCGATGATGGCCTGCAAATTTTTACGGCGGACCTTATTCATCGTCGTTATCCTCCCCATAGTTTTCTTCAAAGCGACCTTCAACAATGCCGCCGTAGGTGTAGCCGTTGTCGAAGCTCAGATAGATTGGCGTATCTTCATCGTACTGGGCGAGGAAGTTGATCAACTCGCCAGCGGTCATTGTCCGGTTGATCTGGTCGACGCCGTAACCTTCGCGGGACGTGGAATAAATCAGCTTTTTCATGATAATCCTTTCAGCCCTCGTGACCTCCGGGGCGGGCACTGTTCAAAGATAGTAAAACGTCGAGGTATCCCAGTGAATGAGCTCACGCGCTATATCGACGCAGATATTCCAGTAGACAAAGGGCTTTTGCTTGCGGCCGTGGAAGGCGTAAAGACCTACTCTCACATAATCGCTCTCATCGCTGCATTTCTCGATGATTTCAATTCTGTCTTTTGGGGCGATGCGTCCGGTACTGATAAGTGCAGTTTGTAACGCAGTTTTGATATCCATGGTTCTTTCCTGCGCCCTCGTAACCTCCGGGGCGGGCTGTGATTTAGCAGCAGTAGAAGCGGAGCTCGCCGTTGACCAGCTCGTACATGAAGCAGGCACAGTCGAAGCGAACATAGTTCCAGTCAGTGGATTCGTACACAGGCGTGCGGTCGAAGGTTCCGGACTTGCGTAGGCGGCGGTGCTTGTTGACCTCGTAGGTGTGAACCTCGTGCAGAATGTGAATCTTTTCGGGAGCAAAGCCGCACTCGTCAGCGATGAATGTCTTGGCTTCTTCGTCGGTCATCAGCTTGCCACAGTTGGCAAGGTGGTCGTAGTCGCTCTGGCTCATGTTCGTTCCGGTGCCGGTGCTGGGCTTCCACTCAAGCTCACGATCCAACTCGGCAGTCAGGTCGTTGATCTGCTTCTCGCGAGCTTCCATCTCGGTCTTATGCTGCTTTTCCATCTCGACCAACTGGCTCTTGAGCTGCGCAATTTCTTCGGCTCTTGCCTTGTAGATTTTCTTTTCGCCGCCGTTCTTCACGAACGCCTTGCAGAATTCGTCTTTGTTGCCATTGAAGTCGTAGTAGGCTTTTTCAATCTTCGCATACTCGCTGGCGGTCGGCTCGAAGCCGGTGCGCTCGATAAACTCAGAAATCATCATTTTGTGTTCCTCCTTGATATTTTTGCCTTACTCGGTTATAATCAAGGTGGCCGGGGTAAGGCTCCCGGCTCACCTTTTGGGGTGTTTGAGTAGCGGGTCTGTGGAAGGGGCCGCTACTCTTTTTATTTACTCATCCATGATGCGCTTGACGCTTTCGCGGAGTTCTTCGAGCGTTTCGCACTTCTCGATGAGTTCGAGGATTGCTTTCAGCAACGCCTCGGTGACGTTCACGTCGTTCATTCACCTCGCTCCTTTCAAAAAGCTGTTCGGCTTTGCCTTACACTCATATATTAAACTATTTAGTTGAAAATGTCAACCCTTTATTTTAACTTTTTCGGATATTTTTGAAAAAATTTATTTGACAATATCAACCGAAAGGTTTATTATATGAGACATGGAAGGGGGGATAGCGTGACAGCACGGCAGGTTATCGAAATGGCGGTGGCATACGCAGGGATTTCAAATTCCGAATTGGCGCGTAGACTCGATTGGTCACCCCAGCTTTTGAACAAACGGCTCAACACGGGGAAATTCACTGTTGAAGAATGGACGCAGATCGGGGAGGCCCTCGGAGCGAAAGCGCGAGTTGGATTCGATTTTCCCGACGGGAAAGAAATTTAGGGAGGAGCGCCATGTACGAAGATTTCAAAGAACGCGGTATCAGACGGACAATCATTTCCTTTGACCCGTTTCTAAAGCGCGAAGATGTGCGCGGGCTGACCGATGCGCAGGTCGGCAAGAAATTCGGTCTGGCGGCGAAGACCGTCAAGGCGATGCGGCTGCATCAGGACGTTCCCTTTGAGACGATCCAGATCCTGTGTCACCAGCTTCAATGCCAGCCCGGCGACGTTCTGAACGCCATAGAGGTCTATACGATTCCCGCAAAAGGAGAAAGCCCAGACGCATGGTAAGCGTCCGGGCTTTGGGGAGCAAGTCAGCGTTTGGTATGTAATTCAAAGCCGGTCCGTGTCCGTACCCGCGGCTCACTATTCGGTATGCGGATAATCAGATCTTCGAGATCACAGTCCAGTGCTTCGCATATCAAATCCAGATGCTCAAGGTTGACACGCTCGGCGAATTCGTGGTAGTAGTCGTTGATGGTAGACGGACGTATGCCAGTTGCGCGAGCGAGATCAGCCTGCGTCCAGCGCCTTTCGCCGAGGCGCGTGGACAGTAAAATCCTAATCATAGCCATGCTCCTTTACGAGAAAATATAACAAGTATTTTCTCATTTTGCAGGAAGATGGTAGATTATAACGAACTTCGTTATGCAAAAAGCATCCCCACCGGCGCGCATGGAAACGCTGGTGGGGATTATTTTTATGCAGCAAAAAGCAGCAGCTTTTCGGCTGCTGCTTTTAATTACCCACAAACAGAAAGTGGGCTGAGTAATACGAATCCGTTCACGGTGAGGACGATGGTAATCTCCTGACCGTCTTGAGTTCGTATAACTCGCGTGTGGTGACCCGCCGGAGATTCGAACTCCGGACACCCTGCTTAAAAGGCAGGTGCTCTGCCTGCTGAGCTAGCGGGTCTTATGGCAGGGATGGCAGGATTCGAACCTACGCATACAGGAGTCAAAGTCCTGTGCCTTACCGCTTGGCGACATCCCCGTGCGCGTATCGGCAAAATCCTGCATAAAAAAAGAAAATGGGGTGAGTGAAGGGACTCGAACCCTCGGTCTTCAGAGCCACAATCTGACGCGTTAACCAACTACGCTACACCCACCATATGAAATTTTCTTTTTTTAGCCCGGCTGAATTGGCACGCCAGGAGGGACTCGAACCCGCGACCTACTGCTTAGAAGGCAGTTGCTCTATCCAGCTGAGCTACTGGCGCATAATGGAGCGGGTGACGGGAATCGAACCCGCGTCCCCAGCTTGGAAGGCTGGTGCCCTGGCCGTTGTGCTACACCCGCAGGCACTCTGACAAATTCAGCCTTAGAATCATAGCATATTGTCGCCCCGCTGTCAAGCCTTTTTTCGCGATTTCGGCGTTTCGGCGGCATCCTGCTTTGCGCTGCTGGGCGGCTGGCCAAACTGGCGGCGGTAGGCGCGGCAGAATGCGGAGTAATCTCCGAAGCCGCAGGCGCTGGCCGCCTGCAGAATGGGCGTCCCGGCGGCGATCTGCTCGCGCGCGAGGGCGAGGCGCTTGCCGGTCAGATACGCATGGACAGTATAGCCCGTCTCGGCGCGGAAGCGGCGCATCATGTGGTACTTGCTGATATAGAACCGGGCGGCCAGA